GGCCATATGTGTCTTTCATCCAATGATCCTTTTCTATGTCCTGCCTGACTGAACGGTTGGCAGGGATAACCCGCTGTGATAATGTCCACAAATTCAATTTCTTGATCTTCTAAACCGATCAAATTGCCATAATTCGGCACATGAAATCGTTGATCGATGACCTGAGAAGCGTGTTTATCTATCTCACAACTCCACACAGTTTCAGCGTTAAAGTAGGCTTCAACTGCCATATCGAGGCCGCCATAACCGGTACAAAGTGAGCCAATCTTTAACTTACTCATCGTCTTCCGCCTTGATTAATTGGACTCCCATAACGCCACATCCTGAGCACTGGACGCAGTAGGTATTGGGAGGCAGCTGATCGAACTCTGGAATGATGACATGGCTTTTCTTCTTCTTACATATCCGGCAATCAAGCGTTAAGTGCATTTGCATAATTACTCCTTAAAAAGTCCTCCATAGGGCGCAGATCGGCCTGATTGATCCACCAATTCTTTTCAGATCGGCGGTAGGTACGGCTGACACGGGCATCCTTGATCGGAATCCAGCCCATGAGGTAATAGATAGGGGAGCGGTCGGTGACCAGTACAGCGATGTCCTCAAGGCGGTCAGATTGATGCAAGATGAGGTGGCCTTGCCTCCAGCGCGTCCATTTGATCTCCATCCGAGAGCCAACATCGGCCTGATTCTTAAAAGTGTTGACTGTTGGCCTGAAATCGGTCAAATCGAAGTATTTGGCCACAGCCATCTCAGATCCAACCGACTCAGCTAGTTGCCCGATATATTCGTGATAATTCAGATCCCTGTCATAACGACTGGGATGATTCGCGGTAGAGGCCAGCTCCTTAGCCCTAAGGAAACCGACCTCGTGCGCGGTTACTTCTTCCTCGTAACTCAATCGGACTTTAATCACGTGTCCGCACTTCTGCATCCATATCAGTCCGGCATCCAGCGCAGAACCATAACTCTCTCATTAAGGGTTGGAGATTCACGTCTATGCCGTCAAAAGGCGATCTAAATAAAGCGCAGCCGTCACACTGGCGCAGGGGAGCGTTCAGGCGTTGCCCATCCCGAAGGATCGTGGCAGTCATGGTGTTGTAGTCGATGATTTCGGCGTATCCCATTATGGCTTCACCCATTCACCCGATACCGGATCTTGGCGGTACCAGATCGGATCGCACTGTGCGCCACCGATTCGGGCATCTTTAACCTGTGGGCATACCCAGCCGTAATAGGGCTTCCCAGTCTTGCTCACGCCCGTTTTAAGGGTGCGTAGCATCTTGCCATTCATGTGATTACACGTTGGAGTTTGCTCATTCGGCTGTGCCAAAGTGTTAGCGACTACCTGAACGCTCTCAGAGAGCTGTATTGGCTCACTGGCGGCATAAGGCTCGCCCCAGTTGTTATCTAGGCTTGCGGTGACTTGAACCAATCGGCGGTCGTTGTCGGCGGTTGCCACTTTGACCATTTCTTCCCTAGATGGTCTTTTTCCTCTTGTTGCATAGCCTGCCGATGCCAAAGCTCGGCCAATGCTCGAAGTTTCTCCATTTTCGAGTGCAGACGTCGCGTTAACGCCCCTATCAGTAACCATCTCAAAGGCAAGCCCAGTGGTCCAAGGCTTTTGGTCAGCCTCAGTGCGATAAATAGCAGCCTTAACAATAAATCTTGTCGCAGTGGCTTCGATAAGTTCGGTTTCAATGCGTCCATCTGGGTAATCCTTCCAAAACTTGATTAGGCGTTCTTCGACAGTTTCGTAATCGGCGAGATTAAACATTGAGCACCTCGCCAGCCTTTGCCATCTCGACCTGCATGGAAAGGGTGAACATCGAGCCGTCATACCAATTCGTGACAGCATCGGCGCATGGGCGGCAGTAGCTTCGTTTGATGCCTTTAGCCCGTTGGGATTCAGAGGTAATGGTGACCCAAGCCTGAGTCATAGCCCTGAGAGTCCAGGAGCCGTCTTTGGCACGGCCGTAGTGGTCTTTGCAGTAGTCACACCAAATGCCTCGAGCAGCTTCTCTGATCATTGGTTAACCTGCTCGGCATGGGCGCGGAAATATCCGGCACGTTTGCCTTCGCCGTAGCCTTTTTTATAGCCGTGAATGACTCCACAGAATGTGCAGGAGGCCATAGTGATGAGTGTTAGCACTAGCGTTTCGATCATGTCTTGTCGCCCTTACTGTTAGGGTCTAGACAAGATCAGAGCTTTACATAACCGCGAAGTTAACTTGACATAATGTAGATAGACGGGTTATTCGGCACTTAGTCGCTATGACCAGTCCAATCTCCGATAATCTACATTATTGTCATTCAAAAGCCTTGATCCCGTCTAAACGGTGTGAATAAACTGTAAATGAGTGCTGGCACTCAGGTCAAGCATATTTACAGTAAACACGCCGATAGGCCTCAGAAAAGGGCGATATATGACCAATCCAACGGCTAGAACAAGCGTGACATCGACCAGCAAGCAAGTGAGCAGATTAAAGCTCTATGGCTATGGCGAAGATCCCAGAGTGCCAAATGAAGGCGACATCCTTATAGTGTCTGAAACCTATGTCCGAGAGGCTGGCAATCACCAAGACATTGAGTTCGAAATCCTACTGCGAGGCTCTGACATGGGTTTCGTAAAGCGAGCCATCGATGCAGCTGTGGAGATGTTTGAGGCTAATAAGGATTACTTACGCCAACCAGCCACGAAGTTTGCTACTAAGCGCAGTCTGGCTCTTGCTCCCGTTGCACTTTTAGATTCGCTGCGTCATGGCTGATCAGATGTTCGTAGAGTGACTTCTTGATATCGCGTAGATCATCGAGCACATATCCGGTAAAACCATTACTGACAGGTCGAGAGTTCTTCTCGGCTCTGGATGCCATGTAAGCCGCATAGCCCGAGATGGCAGCGGCAAGAATTAGCCCAGCAAAGTTCAACCATGCGCTCACTATCGATGTTACGCCTTCTTAGTCGTATTCGCCCCAGCTAGACCTGATGCGATCACAGCTGAAAGGATTGCGCGGTAGTTTAGTGAGAAGTTTGTAGCCTGCCATGTCACCAATAGTCCGGTAACCGCCATGCTTACTGCCTTGTAGTTTAGCTTCATGTGTTTTTCCATTTCGGACGGATTGCATACTTGATGCAACTGGCTGGACGGTGCTTGAGAGCCACGCAGTCGCCGTTGCTCTGCGATCCGGTATTCGAAGAGCCAGTGTTGCCTTCGACCGTATCAAAGAGATGTGTGTTGGGATTCCAGCCAAGGTTGATCCCAATATGTTCGAGAGTGGTGCCATTCCAAGAGAAGATAAGTAGGTCATTTCTCTTGGATGTTGCCACGGGTACTAGGTAATTCTTTGCCTTTGCCCATTCATACCACTGGATGACCCCAGCCGAATTGAGCACGATCTCACCTGCCTGAATAGCGCACCACGACACAAAATCGGCGCACCATGCCTCGGCTGGACGATGCAAAGCGGCCGAATACTTGTTGGCGTTATTTGCGCCTTCTGTGTATCCGACCTCTTTGAGAGCGATGTCGGAAATCACTTCTTAGGCTTCTCCACTGGATCGGCAGAGTTGGATGGGAGTGAGGATTGTTGCGCTTGCTGCGCCTCATAAGTTGATTTTAGCATTGAGGTAAAATCCCCGTTGCCTCTATCTATAATTACGTGAGTTTCTACTCCGCCTAAAGTTTCTACCTCTATAAACGTTACTTTATCCATTGTCATCCCCTATAGTTCCGCGTTAAAGCCAAGATATGCAGCAGTACCGCCAGCATTTTCTTGCAAGAAATAAGGTCGGTACTGTGTTAATCCAGAAGCCACTGTGACAGTTACTGTTGCGTAATATGCGGTTGGGAAACCACCACCTAAAGTTAAACTACTTATTGCAGTTCTAGTCACGCTATCCGAAATCGAAATCGTGTTGTAATCAACGGCCGTCGGAGCTGTTCTCATTGTAACTGGTAGTAAAGCACCAAGATAAACAGTTGTTGCGCTATTTGCTGGACTTGATACAGATAAAGTCGAATATCCAGCATTACCTAAAATGCGATAGTAATACCTCTGGCAAGCAGCCAGTTCGCCTTGAATAGTTCCACCAGTACGGGAAAACGTAGTTGCAACTGATCCTAATTCTAGTTGAACGCCAGTTATCTCGATATAATCATTAGCACCTGCAGTACCAGCCCAGTTATTAATTGCAAATTCTAAACGTAATTCTGTTGCAGTAGTGGCTACTGTG